CCGCTGAACGAGTATGAGACCATCGCCGCTGGTGGAGGATCTACGACGTATCTGACGTTCACCAGTCAGGTTGGCGCGTGGGAATCCGACGTGGTACTGGTTGACTCGTCCTACAACGTGCTGACGCCTGCCACGTCTGATCTCATCGCTGGACGCTGGACGTTCAGCACCGAGCCGAGTATGCCCGTGATGATTACGGGCTTCACTCATGACCTGTACGGCGCTGCTGGTGATCTTCTCCTTCAGCGCGCCACGGTCGAGTCCGACTCGTTTGATGTTGGCGCTGACGGTCTGAGCCTGTCGCGCAATCAGAAGCAGTCGAACTATCGCGACAGGGCGAACGAATACTTTGCGAAGGCGCGCACCAAGAGCATCACACTCGTCCGAACGGATGAGTGGTGATCTCGACGCGCGAACTAGCGGCGCTCGCGCTTGATGTCGCGACGGTGCTGCCATCGTCCGCGCAGATCCAGCGCGCCACGAACACTAGCGATGGTGCTGGTGGGCGCTCGCGCGCATTCTCGACGGTCGCAACGGTCGCGTGCAGGATCACGCCTGACGCGATGGGCGCACGCGAGATCCTCGGCAATGACAAGATCAAGGACACCGAGCCGTACCGCGTCGCGTTCCCCGCTGGCACGGACGTGCGTCTGGCGGATCGTGTCGTCATCGGATCGTTGACGCTCAGTGTCGAGGCGGTCAGGACGCCGCGCAGTGTCGAGGTGGAGCGCGTGACGTTCTGCATGAAGGCGGCTGCATGAGCGCGCGCGTTCACTACACCACTCGCATTCCCGGCATCATCCGTGACGCTGAGGACAAGGCTGACCGAATCATTCGCAAGGGCGCGTTCGACATCCTCGCCGCAAGTCAACAGGTCGTGCCTGTCGCCAAGGAGAACGGCGGCAATCTAAAGACCAGTGGGCACGTTGAGACTGGGCACCTGTCGGCAACGATCGGGTACAGCGCCGAGTACGCCATTTACGTCCATGAGGGAACGTACAAGATGGCGGCGCGTCCGTTCCTGCGCGAACCATTCGACCGGATCGCCCCGAAGATCCTGCGCGCACTCGACGCGGTGGTGAAGCCGTGAAGGCGCTGGAGACCGCCCTGTACGCGCGCCTCAGTGGCGATGCGACGCTGACCAGTCTCGCCCCCGGTGGTGTGTGGCGCGGCATGGCACCAGTCGGCACGACAGGTGTGTGGATCATCTTCAATCAGATCAGCAGCGTTGACGCGTACACGCTCGCCGACCGCGCGACGACGACGCATAACTATCTCATCAAGGCGATCGCGCCGGGAGAATCCGCGACGCCAGCATGGGACGCAGCGAACCGTATCGACGCGCTGCTGACCGATCAGTCACTCACCGTCGATGGCGTCGCTGCGATGAGTGTCCGCCGCGAACGCATCATGACAATGAGCGAAGCGGACGGTGGTGAGCAGTACCAGCACGCCGGTGGGTACTACATAATCTGGACGCAGGAATAGGAAACTTTCATGGCACAGAACAAGACGTACATCGCCCGTGTTGGGCTGAACTATCCGACCGCCAAGGGCGAGGCGCGCGTGGAGGCTGGCGAGAAGATCACCGACCTTCCCGCTAAGAGTGCCGCGTGGCTTCGCGAGCAGGGTCTAATCGAGGACGCCGCCAAGGCGCGAGCCTCTGAGGAGGATGAGGTCTGATGCCGACCTTCACTCATGGCAAGAACGCGACGGTGCTGGCGAACGGCTACAACCTGAGCGCGTATTTCAACAGCGCGACCGCGAGCGGCTCGGCTGATACTGCCGAGGTCTCGACGTTCGGCAACAACTCCAAGGCGTACATCCCCGGACTGAAGGACGCGACGTTCTCGGTCGAGGGCTACTACGACGCGACCGCTGGCGCTGTCGATCAGACGCTCGCTGGGATGCTCGGAACGGAGACTGTCTGGGTGACGGTCATGAGCGCCGACGCGATCGGTGCGCGCGGATATGCCGCCAAGACGATCGCGACGACCGTTGAGATCGGAGCGGAGATCGGTGGCGCTGTCACGATCAGCGCGGAGGGACAGTCCACGAATGGATCTGACCCGATCGTTGTCCTGCACGCGCTCGGCGCGGAGACCGCATCCGGCAACGGCACGCAGGTCGATAACGGATCGGCAACGACGAACGGTGCTGCCGGGTACTTGCAGGTCATCGCAGCGACCGGAACGATCGTGGCGAAGGTGCAGCACTCGTCTGATGGAACGACGTGGGCTGACCTCATCACGTTCACCAGCACCAGCACTGCCAACACTGCCGAGCGGATCACGACGACTGGCACCGTGAATCGCTACCTGCGCGCACTCTGGACGATCAGCGGCGGATCGCCCAGCGTTACCTTCCACCTGTCCGCCGCTCGACTCTAGGAGCAACACACATGCCTACCTTCGCACACGGCAAGAGCGCCGTTTTCAAGATCGCCGATTCCGGCGCGACGCTGCGCGACATCAGCAACGTCGTCAACTCGTCCAGCCTGTCGCGCTCGGCTGAGACCGCCGAGGTCACCGCGCTGGGCAACTCGTCCAAGGCGTACATCCCCGGCATGAAGGACGCCACCATCAGCATCGAGGGCATGGCTGACGTCACGACCAGCGGCTATCTCGACGGCATCCTCGGCACGACGACGACGTGGGAGTTCTACCCCGCCGGTTCGGCTGCTGGTCAGGTCAAATACAGCGGCTCGGGCATCCTGACCTCGCTGGAGACTGGCGCAGAGGTCGGCGGCGCTGTCACCGTCAGCGGTGAGGTTCAGGTCACTGGCGACGTGACGCGCGCGACGGTCTAACCGATGACGCGACTCACCGTTGAACAGATCGTTGCGGCGCAGGATCTCGGCGAGGAGACCGTCGAGATGCCCGAATGGGGCGGCACCATCACGATCCGGGGTCTGGGTTACGGCGAATGGGTCGACCTGCGCGAGGCAGCGACAGTCGGCGGACAGCAGGACGAGCGCCTCATGGCGCGCCTGTTGTTCGCCGCTGCGCTGACCGAGCCGACCGTCACGCCAGAGCAGGCGGAACTGCTGGTCAACAAGTCCAGCAGTGCCGTGAATCGTCTGGTCGAACGGATCGTTGGCGTGTCGCACATCGGTGATGACGCCATCACGGAGTCTGAGGCCACCTTTCGCGAGGACGCCTGAGCGCGTATTTGCGTTCCGACTGGCACGCGACCTGCACCTGACCATGAGTGACCTACGGAACAAGATGAGCGCGGCAGAGTTCACTGAGTGGCTCGCGTTCTACTCGTACGAAGCGAAGATGCAGGCAGAGGCCGAGCGTGAGGCTCGACGTAAGGAGCGACGCCGCTAGTGGAAGTCGCCAATCTCACCGCAGTCATTGACGCCAACACTGGCGGCTTCACGCGCGCGATGCGTGGCGTTGATGCGGATCTCAACCGCACCGCGCGCCAGATGGACGGACTCGACGGTTCGCTCGCTCGGAACCGTCGCGGCATGGGACTGATGGGTGGCGCTGCTCGGACGGCAGCGTTCGGTTTCGCCGCAGCCGGTGCGGCTGGTGTCGCCGCGATCGGCATCGGTCTCGGCGTCGCCATCAAGACTGGCATCGGAGAACTGAAGGACTACCAGACCAACGTCGCCGCAACGAACGCTGGTCTGAAGTCCACAGGTGGCGTCGCGAAGGTCACACTGAAAGACATCGAAGCCCTGTCCGGCGCGATCGAACGCAAGACCGGCATCGACGGCGATCAGATCCACGCGGCGCAGAACATGCTGCTGACATTCACCAAGGTCAGGAAAGAAGCCGGAAAGAACAATGACGTGTTCGGTCGCGCCACGAAGGCTGCGGCGGATCTCAGCATTCGCGGATTCGGCAGCATCGACTCGTCCGCGAAGATGCTCGGCAAGGCGCTGAACGATCCGATCAAGGGCATCAGCGCACTGTCGCGTGCTGGCGTCACGTTCACGGCTGGGCAGAAGGAAGCCATCAAGGCGATGGTCGAGTCTGGGAACATCCTCGGCGCTCAGAAGGCCATCATGAAGGAAGTCGAAACACAGGTTGGCGGATCTGCTGAGGCATACGGTAAGACGCTGCCCGGTGCCGTTGATCGTCTGAAGCGCGGGTTCGAGGCGATCAGTCTGAGCATTACGCAGACGCTCGCGCCAGCCCTGACCGCGATCATCGACTGGGCGCTCGCGAACATGCCAGCATTCCAAGACGCCGTGAACAACGCGCTGACGGCGGTGCAACCGTACCTGCGGGCGTTCAGCAATCTCATCACCAGCGTGTTCGATGGGTCGAGCGAGAGCGGAGCGAAGGTCAGCAGGGCATTCGCTGACATCAAGAGTGCGATCGCGTCAGCCGCTCCGGCGTTCACGGCGATCGGTCAGACGGCGCAGAAACTCGCCCCGGTTCTCGGACAGTATCTCGGCGCTGCGATCAGTGCCGTAGGACGCATCGCTGCTGCGGTGATGCCAGTCGTCGCGTCAGCGTTTGAGGAACTCGCTCCGCCGATCGCGCGGTTGTCTGCGGTGATGCTGAAGTTCAGTGCGCTGATGCTGAACGTACTGGGCGCTGTGATCCCACCATTGGTGCGCGCGCTCGCGCCGATCTTCAAGGTCGCGTTCCAAGCGATCGGTCAGATCATCAACGCGATCGCTGCACTGCTGGAGGGCGACTTCTCTGGCGCGTTCCGTAGCGCAGTCGCCGCCGTCAAGGCGATCTTCATCACGCTGCCACTGATGATTCAGACGCAGATGCTGAAGGCCGTCGGAATCGCCGCGAGCGCGGCTGCTGACCTTGGCGGGAAGATCATCAGTGGCATCGCTGGCGCGATCGCTAGTGGTGCTGGTCGAATCGGTTCGGCAATCAGCACCGCCATCAAGGACGCGATCACGAACATCGACATCCCCGGCTTCTCGCCGCCGGAACACGCCGCAGCCGAGGCGATCGGTAATCCGCTCGCGCGTGGCGTGATGCTCGGATTCCTCGCCGGTACAGCATCACTGCCGGAGAAGATCGAAGGCAGACTGAAGGCTGCGCTGGAGCGCGGCAAGGCTGCTATCGAGCGTCAGCAGGGAGCGATGCAGACAGCGTTCGGCAGGCTCGGTGCTGGCGTGATGCGCGCGTTCGATGCAGAGACACAGCGTGGCAGCAACGCGATCCGCGCGACTGGCGCAGCGATGACTCCGGCTGAGGCAGAACTGGCAGCGACGCAGGCAGCGCATGAGCAGATGGCGCGCGAGCAGGACAAGGCTGACGCGATCGCCGCGCTGAACAAGGCGAAGTCTGAGGGCGACGCGCAGGCGATCCTAGAGGCTCAGAAGCGTTACGACGCGATGCTGTATGACGAGAAGATCGCGGCGCTACAGGCGCGCGCGAACGCGGAGCGTGTGGCGCGTGACGCGGAGACCGCCGCGAAAGTGCTGAACTATGAGGCACAGCGCGAGATCGAGCGTCAGCGTCAGGAGGACGAACTGGCGCGTCTTGGCGCGTTCCTTGACAAGCGCAACGCGACGTTCGCGCAGAAGCAGAAGGCGCTGAACGCGTTCTTGAATGGCAAGAGCATCAAGGATGCGATGGCAGCGTCCGGTACGAATCTCGGCACCGCGTTCGCTGACGCGTTGAACGCGACGAAGGGCAAGGTCACTGCCGCAGTCAAGACGCTAGGGAAACTGGTACGCGACTATCTCCAGTTGCGATCGCCTGCCAAGCGTGGCGCACTCTCGACGCTGGACACTTGGTGGAAGCCGATGCCTAAGACGCTACTGAGTGGTGTCGATACGAGCATGATCGGACAGGTCGCTGCGGGGATCGCCGCACCCGACAATGCTGGTATCACTGCTACTGGTGGTGCTGGCACGATGATCGTGAACGTGACCGTGCAGGGAACGGTCACCAGTGAGAGGGAACTGGTCGATACAATCAGAGCCGAACTGCTCCGCACCGGACAGCGGAACGGCAGCATCTTCGGAGGTTACGCGTAATGCCCTACAGCCCACAGACATGGATCGACGGGAACTCGTCCTACCCGTTGAGCGCGGCGCGCATGGGCGTCATTGAGACTGGCATCCAGACTGCTGCGACGATCGCTGACCAAGGGCATCGCATTCTGACAACGGCGCAAAAAACGGCGCTCGGTGCGGTGACGACGGGCACGATGGTGTACGACTCGACGCTAAACCAGTTGCAAGTGTATGACGGTTCTGCGTGGGTTGCCACGGGTTCGACCATGCCTGCGGCAGCGAAGGTGTCGCGAGGCGCGGGCGCGGTTACAGCCCTAATGTCGTACACCACTGTCGTTTTCGACAGCACTGGTTCGACGATGTGGAGCGCAGGACAGCCGACGCGCCTTGTGCTTCCGTTCGCCGGGTACTACTCGATTGGCGCGCAGGTCTACGGGACATCTCACGCGACGCTTACAAAGGACATCTATTGCGAGATCACGCATAGCGTGTCTGGTCGTGTGACAGCGCAGCAGGAGACACAGATCGCTGCGTCACAGTTCTTCTACATCAGTTGTTCTGACATCGTGA